AAAGCAATTATCGGCGTTATGAAAACTATTAACGCAATCGGCAAAGACCGCAGGAACTCACAGCAGAACTTCGTCTATAGAGGCATTGACGACGTAATGAACGAGTTACACGGAGCGCTCGCAGAAAACGGCGTGTTTGTAGTACCCGAGGTATTAGACGAAACACGCAGCACCGGCAAGAGCAAGAGCGGCGGCGAGTTATATTACACACGCCTTAAAACCCGCTTTACATTCTACGCGGGCGACGGCTCGAGCGTTTCCGCTACTGTTATCGGCGAGGCTATGGACTCCGGCGACAAGGCGAGCAATAAGGCGTTATCTATCGGCCTTAAATACGCCATGCTGCAAGTATTTTGTATTCCAACCGAGGACGAAAAAGACCCGGACGCACAGAGCCCGCAGCCGCAGGCCGGCAGCATGAAACCGGCGCCACAGAAAGCACCGAAGAAACCGCAGCCGGCAAAATGGACGGCCGAGGAAGAAAAGCAGCTCGCGGACATTTTCGCGGCTAACTTTCCGGACGGCTCGCCGGTATTCAGCGACACCGCCAAAAAGTTTTTTAACGACTTGCGCGCAGAGTTTACCGCCCGCGTAATTATCGACAAGGCGCGCGCAGAACGCGACAAGCGCCTTACTCCAACCGCAGGCATGACAAAGGCGTCGGAGCTGCCGCAGCCCGTCGAGGCCGTAAAGCAGGCATTTGACGGCGAGGTAGTAGAAACACCAGCAGAGCCGACCGACAAACCGGCCGACGACATTTTCTAAAGCGCGGGGGCGGCTATGTTTCAATACGTGTTAAAACTTGCCGACGTTGCGGGGCGCGTGGCGTTTATCCCGCCCACAGACCCGGGAGCGCGTGAGAACATCAAGCGCGAACTCGGGAAGTGTCGCGACAAAAATAACGGCTACGTGCTCGTAACGTTGCAGCCGCCAAAGCGCCCGAGGACTACCGGCGAGGACAGTCAGAACCATTTATTGAATGGTATTTTAGTCCAAATCTGCGAGGAAACCGGTAACGACTACGACAGCGTAAAGGACGCCGTAAAAATGATTGCTGTAGAAAATCTCGCCTACCCGTATAAAACGATAGGCGGGAAAATTGTACCGCAGCGCGAGCGGGAGTGCAGCGTCGAGGAGTGTTCAAAACTTATCGAGGCGGCGCAAATGCTGGCGGCGGACTTAGGAATAATTGTGAGGTACGGAGAATGACAAGAGCGGAAAGAAATAAAAAATTACATCAAGAGGCTATCGCGCGCCAACTCGGCCGCAGATACGGAAAATTAACCGTTATTGCATACGACAAACAAATAAACGAAAACCTTTATTTTTTTTGTAAATGCGATTGCGGAACAATTAAAAGTATTCAGAAAAACGGCCTCGTTTCCGGAGCTGTTATCTCTTGCGGCTGCACCCGATTAGAACGCAGCACAACACACAATTTATCACATACACGCTTGTATAAAGTTTTTCGCAATATGAAAACACGTTGCTATAACAAAAACTCGCCGGACTATAAAAACTACGGCGGCCGCGGGATCAAGATTTGCGACGAGTGGCTAAACGACTTCTCAACGTTTAGAAAATGGGCGTATGAAACCGGCTACGACGAGAACGCGCCGAAATTGGCTTGTACTATCGACCGTATAAATAACGACCTCGGCTACTCCCCGGAAAATTGCCGTTGGGTAGATATAGCAACACAAAACCGAAACAAACGCCAGCGCAAGGCAGGGGGCGCGGTATGAACGAAACCGAGAGCGAAGTATTGATTGACGAAAACGGCAATAAATACGTTATCGACGAGGACGGCCACGAGCAGCTAATACTCGACTTCGAGGACGGCGCAAAATGACCGAGGCAGAGAAAGCACAACGCCGCTACGCGCTGGCAATAAGCGGCGGAGTTTGCGAGGTTTGCGGGCGGCCTTTGAGGGACGGACAACCACAAGGGGCGCACCGCATAGGCAACACGCAGGCAAACCGCACGAAATACGGCGCGCTTGTAATCGACCACCCGCTTAATATCGGGTATACGTGCTCGCTAAAGTGCAACGCGGCGCTCGATATGTCAAAAGACCCGGGCGCGTGTATTGCATTATGCAAACTGATTTATGCGCGCGAGGCGCTTAAATACGAGGGGGAAATAAAAAAAACGAAATGAAAAAAGCATATTTCCAATACTACGAAACATTCGAGGTTATCCTCGAGAAAATCAAAGACATACACCAGCGCGGCAGCTTGCGCGAGGCAATAATCAACTACGGGCTATACGGCACAACACCCGAGAACTTGACCGAGGTTGAGGACATGGCCTTTACAATCTGCCGCGACATAATCGACCAACAGCGCCACCGCTGCGAAATCAATTCGAACAACGCGACGAAAGCGCCGGCGGCAGGCATGAAAAGACCGACCGCCGAGGAAATCCGCGCGTATTGCAAGGAAAAGGGCTACGCCATAGACGCCGAGCACTTCCTCAACTACTACGAGGCGAACGGCTGGAAAGTAGGCAAAAATCCCATGAAGTCATGGAAAGCGACGCTCGCAAATTGGGCGGCACGCGACAAGGCAAGCGGACGCGGCACAATGTACGCGGGCGCCTCACCCGACGCGAACACCGCAGCATACGAAAGCGTATTGTAGAGGGGGCGCACCGTGGGGGGAATACAAGACTACATCAAAAAGTTTGAGGAAATGACGCCGGAGCAGGCAGCAGCGCACGACGCCGAAATCGAGCGCAAGGAACGCGAGGAACAACGCCGCGCTATGCTGGATTGGTACAAACACGTAGCGCCGGAACGCTACCACGTTGAGAGCCTCGAAACATTCAAGGCAGACACCGACGCGCAGAAAAAAGGCAAGGCAGCCGCCGAGCGTTTCCTTAAAGCGATTAAATGCGGCGAGTTTAAAACGCTTGTAATGTTAGGCAGCGCGGGAACGGGGAAAACACACCTCGCTTGCGGAATTATCCGCGAGTTTGGCGGCTACTACTTCACCGCGCCGGACATTGTAGAGGCGCTGCGCCGTGCGAAATCGTTTACCGCAGATACGACCGAGGAGCGCCTTATAAGGCACTACGGGCACACGCCGCTACTCGTACTCGACGAAATCGGGCGCGGGATAAATGCGACAGACGAAAAATATATGTTGTATCAAGTATTAAATGCGAGATACAACACCCGCCGCCCGACCGTGTTAATAAGCAACTTTAACAAAGCGGACTTCCTCGCATATATCGGGGTAGCAGCAGCCGACCGGCTCGTAGAGAGCGCCGAGGTTTGCGAAATGAACGGCACCAGCTACCGGCAGACGTTGAGGGGGCAGAAATGTCGCTCCCGCACTTCGACGAGCCGCGCACCGATAACGAGCGCTTGCTTAATCTGCAATACGATTATAAGCACGGCAGAGCCGAGGCGCTGGGGGAAATGTACGAGTTATTGTTTCTTATCGCAAAGAAAACAATAAACCACCGGCCACGCGGGCGCGACTTCTGCGCAGCCATACGCGAGCAGAAAGCACAGGACGCGGCAACGTACATCATAGAGCAATACCTAAAGCGCCCGGCGTTTGTAATCGAGCGCTCAATAACCGGGTATTTATTTACGCGGGTAACGAAAGAACTAAACTACGCCCGGAATTGCGACAAAATGCTCGCATTTACGGACACACTACCCGAGCGCGAAAACGTGCGGGTAAGTTACGAATACGTCGTAACGGACAATTTGAGCGACAAGCGGGAAATATACGCGACAAGCTGGGAACTACTACACGAGGCAGAGGACAAGCCGCGATCTCAATTTGTGGGACTTACGGAGCAGCGCCTCGCCGATTGCTGCAAGTACGGCATAGCGTGGAAAAACTACCGCTTTGAACTTATCGAAAAAATTGGGGGATAAAATGAACTTAAACGAGGCAGCACTTAACGCCTTATTTATTGCAAAAGTACGCGAGGAAAACGGCGCGGACGTAAAACTCGAGGACATATTCAAACATACGGGCGGCGAACTTATCGAGGCAACAGAGGCGCGCGCACGCTGGGAGGCTAACGGCTTTTTATCGCAGGAACTAAAAAACGACTTCGCCGAGGAGCTGGCGGACGTTTTAATCTGCGTATTGATTGCCGCAAAGCGCGACAATATCGACATAGAGAGCGCCGTAAATCTCAAAATGCAGAAAAACGCACAGCGCGCCGCACTCGAGGGGGATAAAAAATGAGCGAGTTAAATATCCGTGAAAAATGGGTATACACCCAGCGCCCCGAGGTTGAGCGCACGTTTTTAGCGTCGGACATGGCAAACGCGCTCGAGGTAACACTCCCGACGTTTTACGCGCTTATGAAGAAACTAGACCTCGATTGCCAATACAAGCGGGACGCCCGCGGGCGCAAGGTTTTAGTATTCAGCCATGAGGCGCTTAAACGCTGCGCCGAAGAGCTGGCACGACGCGAGGCAGCCGAGAGAGCAAAGCACGCGACCGAGGCACCAAGCGACGCGGAACGCGCAGAGCACCCGCTCGTTACCGACCCGCGTTGCCTTAAATTGTCGTATTGGCCGTCGGTTGTACCGGCGTGCTTTGAGGAGGCGGACTAATGGCAAAGAAGAAATACGACCCGGAATACCGCCGGGCGCGCTATCTTAAAGACCGCGAGAAAATAATCGCATGGCAGAAAGCCTACGACGCGGCGCACAAAGAGCAGCGCAGAAAATACAGGCGCGAGCGATACTTGCGCGAGGGGAAATAATGATACGAGATATTAAAATAGCGGACGCGGCCTACTTCCCGCACCCGCAGGCAATCTACAAAGAATTACCAATAGCCGACGCTATGGGCGCGCAGGCTGCCGAGTATATGCGGGCATGGACTTTTAACGGCTTGCAGATTATCGCAACCGCTGCCGTAATGGACGACGGGCGCGAATGGCTGCACGTTTCCGTAAGCAGAAAAAACCGGCTACCGACATACGACGAAATGACACGTATTAAGCGCGATTTTATCGGGGACGACAAAAAAGCAATAAGCGTACTACCCGAGAAAAAATACCATGTAAACATACACGAAAATTGTTTGCATTTATTTTATAGCGCAGAAAACCCGCTCCCCGAGTTTAGCGGCGGGCTGGGCTCGATATAGGGGGCGCGGCATGAGCGAGTCAAAAGCGTGTTTATTATTGCTACTCAACGCTTGCCTATTGTTTATCGCGTTGCTACTTGCGGCGGGAATGCTCCACGACAACGCGGTAACGCGGGCGCGGGTTGATAGCATGGGCGCGAGCCTTGCGGAAATGCAGAGCGCGCAGGAACGGCAGGCGGCGGAAAATCGGCAGATAAAAACCGACGCGGAAATAATACTACGGCTTGCCGCTGGCGGCGAGTTTATCGAGGGGGAAAAATGACACCCGAGGAAAGCGCCCGCTATTGGGCGGCTAAAGGCGCACAGCACCAGCGCGCGCTCGACTTCCTCGCAGAGGCAAGACCGGGCGACACGTACCGCATAGAGCGCTACGCACTCCCGCAGACCGGCATACCGCACGCGTTGAGCCCGTACGCCGACCGGCGAGAAAAGCGCGTTATAACGTTGTACGCGGTACACAACGGCAACGGCGCGTATTGGTTTACGACGACGACCGGCGAGGCAATCGAGGCGGCCTCGCTCATAAAGTGGGAGCGGCTGCCGAAACAAGGCGAGTTATTCGCGTGAGGGGGAAATCGTGAAAGTTTACATCATGCAGGACGGGCAGCCCGTGGAAATAAAACGGAGTACGGAGTTAAAAGTCGAACTATCCAAGAGCCAAAAAAAAGAACTACGGGAAATGCGAAAGCGCCGCAGCGGCTCGCTAGAAATTGAGATAGTAGACCCGCTCCACGACTTCAAAGAAAGCGTGAAAGCACAAGCGAGGGGGAAAGCGTGAAAAACATAGCAGCAAGAGAAAACAGCGGCGACGATTGGAAAACACCCGACGCGTTTTATAGCGCGCTGGATCGTGTTTATCACTTCGACTTCGACCCTTGCCCGTATCAAGCGGACTTCGACGGCCTCGCTATTTCGTGGGGGGGGGCGAACTTCATAAACCCGCCATATAGCAGGAAACTAAAAGAGGCGTTTGTAATAAAGGCGCTAGAGGAAAGCAGGTTCGGGAAACTATGCGTTTTACTTCTGCCCGTGAGTACATCTACCGCCCTATTTCACGACGTTATAAAACCGAACGCGAAAAGCATAGAGTTTATACGCGGGCGCTTGCGATTTGAGCAACGCGACACCGACGGCGTTTTTCGCGCTCATGGCTGCGGGCAACATGACAGTATGCTCGTAGTATTTGACGGCAGGACTTAACCGCGTGAGGAGTAAACGCGATTAAATACGCCCGCGCCGCTGGGGGTTACTCGCTCCGACGTAATACCGGCCGAGGAGCTGCGAGAAACATAACGCGGCATTTATTGGCGGGGAATTGCACAAACCCGCCGTTTTTATTACGAAAAAATGACTATATAGGCATGAAAGCGGACGAAATACGCATAATAAACGACGCAGACGCACTTCTCGCCGACGCTATCGCACTACGCGAAAAAAGCGAAAAACAGCGCGAGGAAGTGGAACGGCTGCGGGAAGAAAACCGCAGGAAATCAGAGGGGAAACAATGAAACTCTATAACGGCGATTGCCTCGAGGTAATGCAGGAACTACCCGACGGCTCAATAGATATGGTACTCACCGACCCGCCCTACGGTACGACCGCGTGCGCGTGGGATAGCGTTATAGACTTCCCAAAACTATGGGCGCAGCTCGAGCGCGTAGTCAAGCCCGCCGGCGCTATTGTGTTATTCGGCTCGGAGCCGTTTAGTAGCGCGCTGCGCATGAGCAATATTAAAAAATATAAATACGATTGGATATGGGACAAGAAAAGCGCGGGCAACTTTCTACTCGCGAAATACCAGCCATTAAAAACCTTTGAAAATATCCTCGTATTCGGGGACAACATAAACTACTACCCGCAATTACAGAGCGGGTTTGAAAATCGCGTAAACGAGGCGGCGCGGCCGAAAAAATCGGACTTTTTGAGCGGCATTAAAAGCGGCTTATTTTTTCAGACAGAGAAAAACAAAAAGGGCGACGAGCGCTACCCGAAAGCGATAATCGAGTTATCGAAACAGGCTACGGAGTGCAGAAACGCCGAGAGTTACCACCCGACGCAGAAACCCGTAGAACTTCTCGAATATTTAATTAAAACGTACACGCAGCGCGGGGAAACCGTGCTCGACTTCACAATGGGGAGCGGCTCGACCGGCGTTGCGTGCGTAAACACAGAGCGCGAATTCGTGGGCGTGGAACTCGACGCGCACTACTACGAAATAGCACAGAAACGCATAGAGGCGGCGCAGAGTAATTTTATACCGGCGTTATTCGACGTAGAAAAGGCAGAGCGCGAGAACTACGACGCCGTTTTATGCGGGTAAACTCCGAAACACATAGGGGAAAATATGGGACGAAAACGAAAGTTTAAAAAGCAGGACATACTCGACGCACTCAAAGGGAGTTACGGCATTGTTTCCGAGGTAGCCGACAAGCTGGGCGTAGATTGGCACACCGCCGACGACTATATAAAACTATGGCCGGAAACCTTGCAGGCACAAAAAGACGAAAACGAGCGCTACCTCGATTTAACCGAGTTAAAATGTATTGAGCGCGTAAAGGCTGCCGACGGCTCAATGATACGATTTGTGTTAGCAACTAAGGGCAAGGTTCGCGGCTACGGCACAGAGGACGCAGGCAACGACGGCGCGGGCGGACAGACCGACACCGAGGTAAATATCAGCGTGAACGGCGGCGAGCCCGCACCAGCAGAGGCGGACGCGTGAATATAGACAGCCGCGAACTTTTCGCGCCGGTGTATAACCGCGCATTTAATGACATATTCGCAGCAGAGCCGCAACACGAGCGCTGGACGTTTCCGGGCGGGCGCGCCTCGTGTAAATCCTCGTTTATCTCGCTTTGTGTCGTGTTGCTCGTTGTCATGTTTCCGCGCTATAACGCCGTAATCGTGCGCAAGTACGCCAAGACGTTACGACAATCTGTATTCGAACAAATCGTGTGGGCGATCAAGGCGCTACACTTGCCTATCATGCAGGGGAACAAGGGCGCGGGGTTTAAGATACCGAAATCGCGAACGGCTGCGCTCCCGATAATTTACCGACGCAGAAACGGCGACGAGCAGAGCATTTTATTTGTCGGCCTCGACGACCCGGAAAAAGGGAAATCAATTAAAACATCAAGCGGCTATATTGCTATTTTATGGATTGAGGAAAAAACCGAAGTTGAGCCGGACGACTTGCACAACTTCAAGTTATCTGCATTACGCGGCGGCTCGCGCTTTTTTATGTTTGAGTCATTCAACCCGCCGAGCGCTACGCGACATTGGTGTAATGCGGAACTACGCGAGGACGACC